TAGTAAATTCAGAATATGTTTATAAAGCTGTATTAAATGACAACCATAGACACGATGCAATAGATAATTTATTAGAATTATTAAACGGTTATCATTAATTTTTTATATTTATAATAAAAAAATAAAATGGCAAACTTAAAAGTAACTATAACTGAAAATTTATCTTTAAATGGAGTAGAACAAGGGGGTTCTTATCAAAATACAATATCAGGTATAAATGATTTATATAAAAGAATAGTAACAGTACCTTCTGGTTCTGATACTACTTTAGTATCATTTAAATCAAAAACAGGAGTAGCAGATGGAGCTATGGATGTAGATAATGTAAAATATATTAGAATAAGTAATTTAGGAATTAATTCTGTTAATTTATCTTTACAAGTTGATGAAGGGGCTGATGATTCAATAGCCGATAGTTCTTCTACATTATTATTAGAAGGAGGAAAAACTTTTATGATGGGAAGTACTTCAGCTAGTATTGCTTTAGATGACGATTCTTCTAATATAGTAACTTCTTTAAAACATTTAGAGAGTATAATAGCCGATAGTATTAGTAGTAATGTGCAATTAGAATTATTTATAGCAAGTACAAACTAAATAATTAATACTTAATACAAAAAATCACACTAGTAATTTTCTTTTTATATTTATAACCGAATAAATCTATTACAACATGGCAAGAATACCTATATGGCCCGGCTCAAGTTCATTTTCTCCAGGAGATACGCCTTTTGGATTTTTTGATAATGATAATTCATTTCAAACAGATGCTATACAAGTAGCAGATTGGTGTGCTAAAAGATTAGGATACCCACTTGTAGATATTGAATTACAATCAGTTAATTTTTTTACTTGTTTTGAAGAAGCTATTAACGAATATGGAACTCAGTTATATAATTTCCAAATAATTAATAGTTTTCACACATTAGAAGGAAATTCAACAGGCTCAAATTTTAATAATAAATTAATTACTCCTAATTTAGGAGGTACTGTAAATATATCCGAACAATATGGAAGTGAAGTAGATGGTGGAGGTACTAATTATAAAATAGAATCTGGATCTATAAATGTTAGAACAGGAATACAAAAATATGATTTAAGAACATCAGCAAATTCTTCAATAAGTGGTTCAGAAGCTATTTATGTAAAAAAAGTAATGCATTATCAACCTTCAGCAATCAATAGATATTTTGACCCTTATGCTGGTACAGGTACAGGGATTCAATCATTAATGCAAACATTTGGATTTGGTAATTACTCTCCTGGTGTAAACTTCATGTTAATGCCTATTTATTTTGATGTACTAAAATTACAAGCAATTGAGTTTAATGATCAAATAAGAAAATCAGCATATCATTTTGATATACAAGATAATAGATACTTAAAATTATTCCCTATACCTACAAGTGATTATACTTTATGGTTTGAATATGTTTTAAAAACAGTAGCAAACGATCCAGTTAAAAATGCAGCAAGTAATTTAATAACAGATATATCAAATGTACCTTATACTAATCCAACATATGAATATATTAATCAACCCGGAAAACAATGGATTAGAAAATATACATTAGCATTAGCAAAAGAAATGTTAGGAGGTATTAGAGGAAAATATCAATCGTTACCTATTCCTGGGTCAGATACAACTTTAGATTATTCTCGTTTATTAAGTGAAGCATCATCTGAAAAAGAAGGATTAATTGAAGAATTAAAAGAAATTTTAGAACAAACAACAAGGTTAGAACAACTTAAAAGACAAAACGACGAAGCACAACAAACACAAGAAACTTTTTATAAAGTCCCTTACCACATATATATAGGATAATGATTAAATTAAAAGACATATATAATTTAAGTGAAAATAGATTTGAAAAACAAAAACCTATAAAAGAATTTGCGTTGGCATCATTAGCATTAGCTTTTTTAATGAAAAAATTTATAATTCCCTGGTTAAAAAAGAATCCAGAATTAAAAGATGATTTAAAAGATGAAATAGATAAAGTAAATGTAAAAGAATTATGATAAAATTAACTAACATATTATCAGAAGTATTAAATACATTTCAAGTAGAAGCTATATTAATATCAGATAAAAAAATAAATATATCTAGTATATTAGATCAAATTAGAGGATTACATAAAGTAACTATTGTTACTAATATTACACAAGATAAAAAAACAAATGCAAATTATGAATTTACAAAAGTAAAAATTAAATTTGTAACAAGAGAAGATCCTAAAGAAGACATAGAACAAATTAAAAAAGACATGCTAACTTCAGATCTTTCATCAGATCACAAACATTTAAGAATACCAGGATTAAAATCAGTAAAACTTAAACCAGAAACTTTAACACGATTATAATGGCTTTATTTGGAAGAGAAAGAGACATAAATTTATTTCACACTTTGAATAATGAATTAATAAAAGATCTTATTCAAACAGAAGTAGCTTATTATAAATTTGCTTTAGAAAAAACAAAAGTAAATGTTTATGGTGAAGCTCCAGGTAAAAATTATTATGAACCTATGAAAATAGCATGTTTAATTGATAGAGAAGATCAAGCATGGTCTTCTGATGATTTTGGTTCAGATGTTAATCAAGCTCATAAATTTTCATTTTTAAAACAAGAATTAAAAGATATAAATTTAATACCAGAAGTAGGTGATTTATTACTTTTTAGAAATAATTTTTTTGAAGTTGATGGGAAAATTGAAAATCAACTTATACTAGGAAGAGACCCAGATTATGCTATATCAACAGAAACATCAAATTTTGGAGATAGTTTTTCAATAGTTATTAATACTCATATTTCAAGAATAGAAAAATTAAACTTAATACCTTTAAGAGAAGGAAAATATCCTACAACTACTAAAACAGATGGAGGAACAGCAAATTTATTAGGATAAAATGGCAGATAAAAAACAAATAAATCCAAGAAGACCTATACCAGCAAGTGGATATGATA